GCTCACGCTCTCTAGCAGCGTTATAGGCATCAACGTCCAAGTTAGGCAGTTCAGCATTGTCCAGAAGGGCATCTACAATGTGAGGTTGGTCAGCAAGGGAGATGTTAGCGCCATTAAGGTTACGCAGGTAAGACCCAAGCTCTTTAAGGTCGTGTGGAGCTACATCCCCAGCTACAATCCTTGGCATGGTCTCGAAAGGAAGCCCGTTAAGCTCCCACAGGGTCTCTACTAGCTGTTTGTTAAGAACGTCTACGATTGACTGTATGTAGCTTTCGAGCGCACGTAGGAAGAGGTCAGTTTTGGATTTGCTAAGGGCATAAGAGCCATTACCACCAGAGCCAAGCATAATAAATTCACTGAGGACACTCCTTGCAATGTCATGTTGATAACGACGAATAACTGGATCAATATCAATAGCCCTCTTACCTTCTGAGGACATAAGTTTGAAGTCTACCAGCTTAATGTTAGTAGGTTCACCCTCTTTACCCAAGTAGGTGTCAGAAGGCTTAATCAGGTAACCCTGTTCGTTAAACTTGAGGTCACGGCCAATCTGCTTAAGGCTATTAACAAATGCAACCTGATCGTCACTAGCGTCTGGTCCCAAGTATTCAGCAGGGACTTCGATAACTGGGATACCAGCTAACTCACGCTCAATACCAATAGCCTCATACTGTTGAATTTGGTTCATACGCTCATAGGATGTATAAGCGTTACGAAGCACAGACCGACCAGCAGGTTCACCATTAAGAGTAGTGGTGCGATACAGTAGGCTTTTGTTGGTAGGGATGAAGTTCTTGCTCTGTCCGCCAAAGCCTGTGTCCTGATATACACCAAGGACGTCACCGCTCTTATCATCTACCTCAAAGCGAGATACCGTCCAAGGCGCACGGGAAGCGATCTTACGAACACCAATACGTCCGTCTGTATATTTAGAACGCTTCTTAGGGTTACGTGTGTCGTTACCACCACGGCGTTTGTAAGTGATCTCAAACCATGCGAAGCCGTAGCTAAGGAAACTGATAGCTTCAGATACGTGATCGTCTAGCGTATGTTCCATATCCTCAAGAACGGTCTCAACGAACTCGGCCTCTGCCTTAGCTGCGTCAGAATCATCTTTAGGGACTACCTTAAGGTCTACATCTCGCAGGACTTGCTCTGTGGCATACATAACCGCACCAATAGTGCTGTCGTTATCACGCATCTCACGGAACTTCTTGATAGCTTTCTTGCCACGAAGATCAGGGAGGAACTCATCGGCACGGATTTGACCATCTCTTACGTTAGAGCCAGATACACCAAGTGTAGCCTTTGATTTCGATTCACTAAGTCTAGCGGCCATAATTTATACCAACATTCCTATAGATGGGTTGTTTAGGTTACGAAGTTCTAGTTATTAAGCTGTCAGCCGCATGTTCGTAAGACCTACGTTTATCTCTGCTTGTGTCAGGTCGCCAACCTCTTGCTGAGGCACAGTCTCAAGCACTTCAACCTTAGCCCCTGCACCAGCAGCCTGTGATGTCGAAGTGATGTTACAACCCGCGTATGCTACAGAGCCATTTACGATATTATAAGTGTAAATTCCTGGAGCTGAGCCTGTGTCAGGCGTTGTGAGGGTGTCTACAATGGCTTCACCGATGTCCAGTAGCCTGACGTCATCTCTAGAGCCACTATGGGTGATACGGAGCTTCTGACCAGCTACTACGTCAACCCTGTCGAAGGACTTCCATGAGGCGTTAACGCTACGACCACCAGAACTGTTCCAGTAACTCTCGGCAACAGTAGTCTGAGTGGTCAATACGCTGTCTACGCTACCAGTCCAGTGACCGTTATCAAGGAGAATGGTGGGCAGTAGGCTATCAGGGAGGATGTCACTAAGGATAATGTTAGCTAGGCGAACGGAGCCTGTCTCATTCGGGTGAGTGCTGTCAAAGTAGAAGATGTTATCTGTGACGCCATCATATACATCACGCATGGGCTGATAAGCCTCTACTACGTGTGCATTGTATAGACCGCCAAGGTATTCGTAGATTTCGTTTAGTTTATCGTTCCTAGCGGCTACAAAAACCGCTGTAGGCTGAACAAAGAAAAGTTTTACGTCTGGTTTAGCAGCTATGAGTGCGTCCAACCCAGAGGTCCAGAGGGCTGCAATAGTCTGAACATCCTCAGTGCCATCAGTAATGTCGTTAATACCGAAGGACCATTCAACAACAGTAGTGCTACCTGTGCCTGAGATGGCTGCAATACAATCGGTCACACCAACTGAGGCTGTGTTCTCTGCCCACTCCTGCCCTGAGACACCAGAGGCTGAGTTATCTACAGCAGTGATAGACGCCTTGTTAAACATGCGAACATAGTAGTTCTGCATCTCATTGTATGCAGTGTCTCTTGTGCTATCACCAGATACGATGTAGGTGTCAGCAGTCTCCATAAAGGTCCGAAGGTCCAGAAGCTGTTGGCTGATAGTCCCTGTCTTGGTGACGTAGTTTTTGTATCTCTCAGCTACCCACTCACTGTAGAAAGGCTTACCGTTAGCAAAATACCTGCTAGTAGTGGAATTGAACGTAATGCCACTAGGGAGGTTAGCTCTGAAGTTAGCTACATAATCTGACATTGAATTAGCCATTGCTACCGTAGTCCCTTAGAGTTAGTGTAAACGAGTTGTAGTTGTGGTTTTGAGTAACCGTTCATCATTAGCTCTGTCAAAGCCCATACCATAGCATCTAAGCGGTCAGGGGAGCCAATGGAGCCAAGAGGTTCCCAAGTTCTCATCTGGGTCTCTAGCTCTAGTAGATTAGCCTCACAGTCACGGACGTGCTTAACTAGGCCTCTTTCGTATAGTGCTGAGATAGGTTCTGCTCTTGCATACTTACCTCTGGATGCTCTCACAGCCTTATAAGCTACGGTCTCATCTTCACCGTGGATGGTCTGCTTAACCATAAGACCGCCTTGGTTAACTTCCGCTACAATACGGTCAGCACCAAATTCATTGTAGAGTTCTACAGCTTTCAAGGCCCATTGTTGAGGAGTTCCCTTGAAGGTATAGTCACCTAAGATGTAAGCTGTTCCGTTAACATCTACACCAGCTACACAAATGCCTGTCATGTCACTCTCAGCGTTGGCTGTGACGGCAGGGTCTAGGGCCACTACAATGCGGTTTAAGAGGGGTAGTTCAGACTTAGCTATCTGGCAGCTATCAATGAGGTCAGTAGACCACAGAGCGCCCTCAGCTTCTTCTAGGACCTCAGCATAAAGTTCCTGCCTACCTAACCTAGTGCCTTCATACTGTGCCTTAACAGCAGTGATGTAAGTGTCAGCTAGGTTGGCAGCATTATCAAAGGTGCTACCAGAAGTAATAAAGGTCTTAGGGTCTTTCGTCAGCTTCCTGACTAACTTGGTAGGCTTTGGTGTGGTAGTAACACAAATACGTGGGTGCTTACCTAAACGAAGACAGAACTGGAGCATATCCCAAGTATCAATGTCTTTGTTCCATGCTGCAAGCTCATCACACCAAGCTGCTTCAAACTGTGGGCCACGTAGACGCTCAGGCTCTTCTGCTGAGTAAAATTCTACCTTAGCCCCATTCTTCCAAGTAAGGGATCGTTTGGTGGGAGACCATTCAGGGAAGCCTAGCTCTTTGCCTTTGTAGGTCTTATCACCTTCCCAGCATACTGAGAGGAAACCTGATTCACCCTTAACCATAACTCGTTCGATATCTGAGTTGGTTGAGGCTACAGCAGCAATACGCTTCTTACCTAGCTTTACTTGCTCTCGGACCCACTCAACACCAGCCCTAGTCTTACCGAAGCCACGTCCTGCGTTGATAAACCATACGTTCCAATCACCTTCAGGTTCTAGTTGGGCTGGTCTAGCCCAGAAGTTCCAGTCATGTTGGAGGTTGTTAAGCTGGGTAGGGCTTAGTTTAGAGAGGGCTTCTTTAACATCTTCGTCTGGTAGGTCTCTTAAGGTCTGGGCATTAAGCATACATCTACTTCTCTTCTAATCACTTATCTGAGGGGTTCTTCCCCAAAGCTGTGAGAAGAGCGTTGACTGCTGATTCTTCTTCGTCTTCTTCGCT